ATATTACACATTATACTGTAAATGAAGTTGCTGCTCATTTACGTGTAACTCAAAGAACGATTTACACCTATATTAGAATAGGGAAATTAAGAGGGATAAAAATTGCTAATAAATGGCGATTCTCAAAAAAACATATTGATGATTTCTTAATACAACTATCAGAAGTGGAGTACCCACGTTATGTCAAAAAGTAGTTTAGGATTAGACTTTTTCAACTTAGATGTCAATATCTTTAATGATGCCAAAATTATTAAGTTGATTCATCGTTATGGACCACTTGGATTTATGTCTTATTATTTAATACTCACGAATGTATTTATGAATGGGTATTATCTTGAGGTATCAACAAATGACTTAGCTTACATATTACTTAACGGCATTGGCGGTAAATACATCAATGGGAAAAATAAACTACAAGAAATCATTTTATATTTAGCTTATATAGATTTAATCGATAAAGATTTATTACATCAAAATGTTGTGACTTCAAAAGGGATTCAAAAAAGATTCTTAGTAGCTACTAGAAGTCGTAAGAACCAAGATTTATCTAAGTACTGGTTATTAGATGAGAAGGAAAATCCAAATAAAATCATTGAAGAGGTTATAAAGGATCAAAAGAAAAAAACTAAAAAACAAAGGATTCAAGAAAGAAGAATAAAAGATATCAATGAACATGCACCAAAGAAGCATTATTTGACAAGTTGTTTAATTGAATATCGTTATATTAATGAATATTCTTTAGATATTTATAAATATAATGAACTTTTTGAAGATTTATTACATCGTTATGATGGTGATACATTATACCATGCAGTTAGATACCTATGTAATTATGCATCAAGATCAAATACAAAGATAGATGACCGTTATAAGTTTTTTGAAACTTCAATTACTAAAAATTTAGAGCGATTAACAAGTGAACATAATAATTTATCTATAGAAGATTTATTTAAATCATTGATTAATTCATAAAATGCGGTGTCACTAATAGATGTGAACATCAGCGATAACAAAGATATTTCATAATAATAACCATACGAAAGCATATTTCATAGTGCATTATTATGAATAAGCATTTTCTTGAGAAAACATGATTTTAAGGAAATGTATAAAACCTAACTATAAAAAGTGATTAAGGACTGATATCTATAAAACCATAGATATATATACTGGTTAACAATTACAGTTTTTAATTGCTTATGAGAAAAACGATTAAAAAATACAATTAAGAGCAATCGAGGAGAAAAACGATGCAAGTAAAAGATTATCTGAGTAGATACCACAACACAAAAGAAAAGATTAAACTTCTAGAAAAAGAAATAGAAGAGTTTATTAGATTAGCAAACTCAATACCTGGCATAAGTTTTGATCAGTTGCGTGTTGATGGAACAAAAAGTTTAAAAGCGCCATTTGAAAAATGGATACAAAAAACATTAGAAAATGAACAAAAGATTACACTAATGAGAAGAAGACTTCCAATCATAAAAGGAGAGATCATTGGAGTCATAAATAAGATTGAGGACTCTAAATGTAAAAGATTACTTATCTATAGATATATTGATTGGTTGAGTTGGGATACCATCGCCAAAAATCTGGTATATTCACCTTCAACTGTGAGACGTTGGCATGAAAAAGCTTTGTCACAAATTTCTTTTTCAGAAAAAGACAAGGTTGAACATCTATGACAAATTGTGAAACTGTCAAGGGTGTGATAGGATTAAACTGAGAAAAGTTTATATCGATATGGAATACTGGCTATAAGACCAGCCTAGAAGCAAAAAGAATTCATTTAAATATGGGTTCTTTTTTTGTTTTTGCAGAGATACTTGTAGTATTCCAACTGTGAATCATATGTTTAATAATTAACAGTTGGAGTGACTAACTATTAAAAGTCAAGTTCTTTATTAGATATAACAGTAAAAACCTCTTATAGCCTTTAATTTTAAGAGGTTATCTGGTAAAATGATGAATTTTAACTTATCCGCCACAGATTAAGTTATAAACTATTTTAGTTTTGAATCATTAAAATCTTCTTGATGAGTTTCTAAATGATGCATAATTCTAATGAGTTTTTTTGCTAAGTGAATAAGTGCGATACGATGATGTTTGCCTTCTAACCTTTTCTTGGTGTAGTAAGCATAGAATAACGGATTGTGTATCATGACACTCATAGCTATATTTATTAAAGTAGAGCGAAGATATTTACTGCCTCGTTTGACAAGTTTACCAGTTGAAGACATGGTGCCAGACTGTTTGATGGTTGAATCTAGACCCGCATATGATAACATTTCAGCTGGATTTGAAAAAAGTTTGATATCTCCATATTCTGAAATGATGGTTGCTGCTGAAATGATGCCAATACCTTTAATGGTTTGAATCTTAGTTGGATACCTGTTCATTAAAGAAGTGATTTGTTTCTCGGTTTCTTTGATATCTTGATTGAGTTTTTCAACATAAGCAATCGAAGTTTTAAGTTTAAAGAGTTGATAATCTTGTGTGACACCAATCGTGTTTGAAGCTAAGGTTTTAAGTTTAACAAACTTAGGATAACTAAATTTACCCATAGATTTTTTTCTTAAAGCCTCATAGTGTTTATCTTTGAGCTTAGAGATACGTTTGGGTGAATAAAAATGCTTTAAAATGTATAGAGATGTCTCTGAATAGCCCTGTTCCTTCATAAAGGGTTTATACTCAGGGAAGATGACATCTAAGACTTTGGTCATCATATTGTAGTGTTTCGTCCTCATAGAAATAAGTTTAGAACGTAGTCTAGTGAGTGATTTTAAAGCACTTATATGATAAGATTGATGATGATAGGCTTTGTAGTCTACAGACCTCATATAAGTTGAAATCATTTGTGCATCTTTCTTATCCGTTTTTGTTTTTCTTAGTGATTGGGCTTCTCCAAACTTCTTCACGAGAAAAGGATTGATCTCCATGAATGAATATCCATGGAGGGTAAGAAATGACTTAAGATTTTCACCATAATGACCTGTAGCCTCTAAGCCTATGATCATTTCTGCTTTACTTAAAGGGTTAAAATAACTTAACAATTCTTTAAACCCTGACTTGCTGTTCTCAAATGAGAACTGATGATTGATTGTTTTTGTGGCGATAAAACAATCATGTTTGTACTTTGAAATATCAAAACCGATATAGTTCATAAGTACACCTCCAAAATGAATTTTTGCACCAGCGGTTTGTCCAGCGGATTCTTTATTTCGTAATCATGTAATAAACGTTAAACGTTAACTAACTATTGCCGATTAAAATAAAGACCGTGGTAAGCGTCACTCCCAAACAGTCTAGCTGTAATTAGATGAAACAAATCCACGGTGCAGTATTATTATATTAAACTAGAGAAAAGGAGTAAAGATTCAAAGTTGTTAAGATCTAATTTAATACACTTTAAATCTTACATGATTTTATGAAAGGAAAAATGCTTGATACCTATGAGCGCTGGAAAGAGTCTGGACAGTTAGATACAAAATTAAAGGCAATATCTGAGATGATTTCAAAAAGAGCAACTCAGAAACAGATCGCTCAGTATTTAGGAGTTACTGAAAAAACATTAATCAAGTTAAGAAAAGTACATCCTAAATTAGATAAGGCTTTTCAATATGGTGATGAAGAGTTGAAACAGACCTTACTTGATTCAATGTATCAAAGAGCTGTCGGGTTTGATTATGAAGAAACACAAACCATCATAGAAGAAACCAAAACAGGCACTAAAAAAAGAATTACAAAATATAAAAAGAAATCCTTACCTGAGATAGCAGCCATAAAGTATTTACTGATTATCAAGTTTGGACTTGAATATAATGATAAAAAAGAAGAAATAGAACTGATGAATAAACGTTTAGAAAAAGGCGAGGAGGTTTGGTCGAATGAAAATAGTCATGAAGAAAGTAACCCAATTAAACGAATACGAAAATAATCCACGTCATAATGAGGAAGCCATAGAAGCAGTAGCCAACAGCATCAAATCATTTGGCTTTAAGGTGCCTATTGTGATTACATCCGAACATGTTATCATTGCTGGACATACAAGGCTTAAAGCGGCAATTTCGCTTGATTTAGAAGAGGTACCATGTATCATCGCTGATGACTTATCAGAAGATCAAATCAAAGCTTATCGATTAGCCGATAATAAAACAGCTGAACTCGCTACATGGGATTTATCAAAACTAGAAGCTGAACTATTAGATATTGATATGGATATGCTTCAATTTGGTTTTGAAGAACTAGAAGAAGGGTTACCTGACAATGCAACGGATGATGATTTTGATATTGATGAAGAAATCCCTGAAACACCTTTTTCTCAAACTGGTGATATCTATGAACTTGGTGGACATCGAGTTATGTGTGGTGATTCAACAAGCGAAGTAGATGTTGCTAAGTTGGTAGATGGAAAACAAGTTGATATGATTTTTACGGATCCACCATATAATGTAGATTACGAAGGAACAGCAGGAAAAATTAAAAACGATAAGATGGAAGATAATAACTTCTATCTTTTTTTATACGATGCTTTCAATAACATGTTTCAAAACATTAAACCAGGTGGCGCCATCTATGTCTGTCATGCAGACACTGAAGGACTCAACTTTAGAAACGCATTCAAGAATGCTGGATTCAAATTAGCGGAATGTTTAATTTGGGTTAAAAATGCATTAGTCCTTGGAAGACAAGATTATCATTGGAGACATGAACCGATTCTATATGGCTGGAAAGAAGGCGCAGCTCATTACTTTGTGGATGATCGTTCTCAAGATACCATTTGGGAATATAACAAACCAAGAAAGAATGAAGAGCATCCAACGATGAAACCTTTAGAGTTAGTTGGCAAAGCTATCGCTAATTCATCAAGACGTCATGAAACAATACTTGATTTATTTGGTGGTTCAGGTTCAACTATGATTGCAGCTGATCAACTTGATCGTAAATCCTGCTTAATGGAACTAGATGAGAGATTTGTGGATGTTATTGTGAAAAGATATGTTAAACATAAAGAAACAAATGAAGATTGTTACTTAATAAGAAATGGTAAAAGGTCTAAACTAAGCTCTTTTGATGTATTTGAAATATAATCACTATAGTGAGAAAATTGACTTGCTATTTAGTCCCTTTAGAGTGATATATAGTGTAAGCAAAATATAACTAAGGAGACTAAAATTATGCAAAAGGAAATGAAAGTCAAAGACTTTATTGAAAGATTTAAACAAGGTGATTTTGAATCAAAAGATGTTCACACTCAAATTGAAGCTGGTTGGTACGATTGGTTTTGTAAGGATGAAAGCTTAGCAAACAAAACGAAACGCATGGGCAACATTATCAAACAATTAAGAGACGGTGGAAAAGTAAATCTTGAAACCATGTATGTTTGGTTCAAAAATAACTGTCCACTCGTTGGACCGCTTTATGATGACTTTAGAATTGCAGACATTGAAACTGGAAATACATTATTCACTATAACGATTAATTGCTTTAGAGAAGAAAAAAGATATACAGTCTATGGTAGAAAGAATGACTTTATAGATCCACTTTTTGAAACAGATAAATCAAGAGAACTTGTTAACTGGCTCAATGAAGGGTGGAGTGACAATGTATAAAGAATTCAATGCTCATCCTAAAGGACTAAAAACATCCGATTGTGTTGTAAGAGCAATCGCAACTGTAACCAACACTGATTACATGGAAACAAGACGAGAACTGAATAGAAGAAAACGAGAACTTGGATATACGAGCTACAAAGACACAAAGTTCTTGTATGATTATTTCAAAGGTTATCCAAGACTCATCTTTAAACCAGTTAAAGGTGAACCTAGAATTAAAGGTAGTGATTTTACAGGATTACATCCAAAAGGTACTTACATCCTTAAAATGGCTGGACACATCACAGCTTGTGTTGATGGAGTGATTCTTGATACATGGGATTGTAGTTACCGTTCAGTTTATACAGCATGGGAGGTAAAATAATGAAAGTAAACTTTATTCGAAAAGCAGAACATGAAGAACTCATTCCGCAAGATGAGTTTGTGATTGAAAAAGAAATTGTCATAGATGCTTCAGCCTTTGAAGAGTTTATCAATAATCCACTTGGATATTATGACTTCATAAAAGAAAATAATAACTCAATGTATTGTGATACCGATGGAGTTTTCCACTGTATTTATGTGACATCAAAAGAACATGACTTTGGGATACTCATAGAAAGCGAAGGCTATCATTATGCGAGGTATACAGCCTATTTACCAAAAATAAACCTTGGGAGCTAAAAGCTCCTTTTTTTCTACTTAAAAACGAAGGAGATTATATTATGCAAAGAATAACAAGTGAATCAGTATTTCAAGGACATCCTGATAAGGTATGTGATCAAATTAGTGATGCGATATTAGATGCATTACTAGAACAAGATAAAGAATCAAGAGTAGCAGTTGAAACTGCCATTAAAGATAATCTAGTATTTATCTTTGGTGAAGTTACAACTAGTGCATCGTTAAACTATAAAGCTATCGCGAAAACAGTATTAAAAGATATTGGCTATGATGAGGACTTTGTAGTCATAGAACAAATTAGTAAACAATCACCTGATATTGCATTAGGTGTTAATAAAACAGAAAAAAAAGAACAAGGTGCAGGAGATCAAGGCATTATGTTTGGCTATGCATGTAATGAAACACAAGAGTTTATGCCATTACCAATTATGCTCGCTCATGAAATATCTAAAGAAGTTGATAGAGTAAGAAAAGAACAATACACTCATATCTTTGGCCCTGATGGAAAATGTCAAGTGAGTGTAGATTACAAAGATGGGAAACCAGTAAACCTTCCAATTATTATTGTGTCAGCACAAACAAAACCAGGTGTTTATCGAGAAGTCTATGAAGAAATCATCAGACAAGCAATTTTAAGAGCAGTTGGAAGACATGACTTATTAAAAGGTACACAGATACTCATTAATCCTACTGGTGAGTTTATCCTTGGTGGACCTAAAGCAGACTCTGGATTAACTGGTAGAAAAATCATTGTTGATACCTATGGTGGTTACTCAAGGCATGGTGGCGGTGCATTCTCAGGAAAGGACGTAAGCAAAGTAGATCGCTCTGCGGCTTATTATGCAAGATACGTAGCAAAGGCCGTTGTAGGGGCAGGTTTGGCGACACACTGTGAAGTCTGTTTAAGCTATGCAATTGGTGTAGCAGAGCCAACAAGTATTTTAATTAATACCTTTGATACTGGAGTGACATCAGATCAAGAAATCACACAATTAGTAAATGAAGTCTTTGATTTTAGACCAGGTGAAATGAAAAAAGAACTTAAACTAGATAATGTTAAGTTCAAACAAGTAGCAACTTACGGTCATTTTGGTAGAGAAGATTTAGATGTTCCTTGGGAAGAAGTAGATCATAAGATTGAAGAACTACTAGAATTATATGAAGAAGCCTAAGATATTACATAACTTCTATAAATCAACTGTATGGCAAGTAGCACGACAAATTAAACACCAAGAACAAAATGGTAAGTGTGAACGATGTGGTCGAGTTGGTGAAGAAGTCCATCATAAGATTAGGTTAACAATTGATAATGTAAAGGATCCAACGGTTAGTATTAACCAAGAGAATTTAGAACTTCTTTGTAAAGACTGTCACAACAAAGAACACAAAAGATTTACGAAAGAAAAAGAATTTGATAATGATGGGAACTTAATTCCAAGATAACCTCGTATTTGTATTATAACTTTGGTATAATAAAATAAAAATGGGGTGATTATAATGAATATTGATGAAACTAAGCAAAATGTAGTTGAAGAAGATAAAGAAGAAAATCTAGATGCTCAAAGTGAAGGTGTCAATAAAGAAAAAACAAGTAATGAAGAAGAAAAAACTGTAAAAAAGGGAATTTTTGGAGAATTAAAAAAGGTTGCTAATAAAGGTATTGATTTAGCAAAACATGGGGTTGAAAAAGGAATAGACTTGGGCAAAGAAGGATATTCAAAGGCCAAAGATAAGTATGAAGAAAACAGATTAAACAAAGAAGAATTAAGAGAGTATGAGAAAACATATAATGACAAAACATACTTGTTTCAGATTAAAGGTACATTTAATAGCAAAGGTATTTTAGAAACAATAAGAGCATTTAGGGACAGTAGTAATCAAATTCTTTATATACCTCTTATTGAACAAAATATTAAATTTGTAAAAAGTAAATCAAATTTAGTTAATGTTTCTGATGAATCTGAAATTGAAATCCAGTTTATTGAATCGAAAAATGTTTCATTAAGAGAAATGATAGTAAGTGAAGAAAAAAAATATGATGTTCAGTGCTTTGAGGCAAAATATGACTATGTGAAAATCCAGCAACCTACAAATATTTCAAACATAAGTAATGTTGTTAATCAAAGTGTTAATGTTTCAGGTCATAATGCAGGAGATATAAATCTAGTATCAAATATTGAAGTTCAGTTAGAAAATTTAATGAGTGAAGTAAAAGGTGTAAAAACTAAACTCTTTTCAAAAGAAAAAAAAGCTCAAGATGAAGCTATTAAGATAATTGGTCCAGTAAAAGACACTATAATAAATGGTAAAAAAGATAAGACATTAATCCAACGATTCTTTGATTTGCTGATTGTTTTTTCACCTGCGCTTGCTGAGAGTTTCAAAACATTCATGTAAGTTATGCCCCCCCATTTGGAGTAATTTGTAAACTTTAGGGTACCGCGTAGGGGGACGCTTAAAAAACACAAGCCCAAAATTTTGAAAATCTTGAAAGTAGGTGACGCATAGTGGTAGATGATATTGATATAAAATTATTAGATGATTCTGATGCAATAAAAGAAACAAAGAAAATTGAACCAAGAGCTAACTTCAGTGTGGGAACTATCAGGGATTTATACAAATCTACAGGAGGGTTATGCTCAAACTGTGGCTGTGTAACGATTGCAAGGAATCCAGAAACTGAAACAATCGTTTCAATTGGAGAAGCAGCACATATTTTCGGAGCTAAAAGAACTGAGAGATCTCCAAGATCTAATGAAGATATGACAGATGCTGAAATTTCTAGCTTCGATAATGGCATTTGGTTATGCAGAAGTTGTCATAAACAAATTGATTATGATTTCAAGGAGTTTTCTTCATTGAGATTAAAAGAAATGAAAAAAGAAGCAGAAAAAAAAGCATATGAATTACTTCACAAAGAACTTGATAAGGGTGTAGTTTTAGATCCTATGAAGTTTGATCTAATGAAATATTCTAATTTTCAAAAAGCCTTTTTATTAGAAGCCATAAACGATGAGGGGTTCTATACAAATTTAGGTGACAATAAAGAAAGATTTTTAGATCCATTTTATAGGAAATATGGTCATAAAATTGATGTAAAAAGAACCGAGTTGACATATAGTCATTTTGAAAAAGCTTTCCAAGATTTTCAGGCATCAGGTTTTGGTGATATTGATGACGGAAGTATTTCTATTGATTTTGAGAAGTTATGCAATTTTGTAGTTGCTAATAATGATGATATAGAAAATATCCGTGATAATCTAAATTATCTTTTTAAGAGAGAGTAATTTATTTATGAATGGGAACATTATTGAAACAGAGTACAAGCGACTTAAGTCGCTTTTTTCTTTGGTTGATGAAACAAAGAAAGAACTAGTAGATAATTTAATATATCAAGCAGCTTTTATGAAAGTTGAACTCACTAAACTTCAAGAGCAAATGATAAAATATGGCGCAATCCAAATTTCAAGTAAGGGTGCACAACGACAAACAGAGGCAGCGAAGTACTATACTAAGCTCGTTAACTCATACGGAACAGTTATAAAGACTTTAAATTCAATTCTAGGAACTCAAGTAAATGATGGAGATGATGCCTTTGATGAATTTCTTAAGAGAGCAAGTGAATGAACTATCTTGTTGAATACTATAACGAAATACAAAACGGTAATATTCTAGTCGGTGAGGAACTTAAAAATCAAATAGATAAGTTAATTTTTGATCTAGATAATCCTAGATACATCTTTGATGAGAAACCAGGAAACTTAAGAATAGATTTTATTCAAACTTTTTGTAAGCACACTAAATCACCTTTCAATGGGCAGCCATTTATTTTGGAGTTGTGGGAAAAAGCAATTATTCAAACTGCTTATGGGTTTAAAATTGCTGAAACAGGATTAAGACGGTTTAATGAAGTCATATTATTGATTGCACGTAAGAATGGCAAGACAACATTTATCGCTGGTTTAGATCTTGCTGAATTCTTTTTATCTAGAGGTGGTGTTGATATTGTTTGCGCTTCAAATACCACAGAACAAGCAAATATTCTCTTTGAAGAGATAAACAACATGAGGGAACAGTCTCCTTCATTATCAAAAGATACAAGAAGCAAGAAGAATATTTTCTTTATTTATTCACCAAAAACTAAGAACAAGATAAAGAAACTATCTGCTCAATCTAGAAATAAAGATGGTTACAACATTGAAGTTGGGTGTATAGATGAAGTTCATGAGATGACTGATTCTAAAGTATATGATGCTATTAAGCAATCTCAATCTACAAAGAAAGAACCCCTCATATTTATAATAACCACCGAAGGGACAACCGTTGGTGGTTTTTTGGATAGTAAATTAGATTATGCTAGAAAGATGATTAAAGGAGAAATTGAAGATGAGAGAGTTTTACCTTGGTTATATACTCAAGATTCTGCTAAAGAGATTTATGATGATCAAAGAACATGGCAAAAGTCTAACCCTAGCTTAGGTGTAGTTAAGACTTCATCATACCTAGAAGATGTTATGAATAAATCCAAACATGATTTATCAACAAGAGTTACCATGCTTTGTAAGGACTTTAATATCAAACAGGCAGACTCTGGATCGTGGTTATCTTATGATGATCTAAACAATGAAGAAAGGTATAGTCTAGATGATTTAAGAGATAGTTATGCGATTGGTGGTGTAGACTTATCATCAACAACAGATTTAACAGCAGCAGTATTAATCATTCAGAAAAAAGATAGCAACAAGAAATTTGTGATTCCACATTTCTTTATGCCAAGTGAAGTTTTGGATAAAAGAATCACTGAAGATAATGTTCCCTATGATATTTGGATTAAAAAGGGCTTTGTAACATTAACCGAAGGGAATCAAAACGATTTTAGTCTTGTGACAAAATGGTTTATGAAGATGATTCAAACATATGGTATAAGACCTCTTTGGGTAGGTTACGACCCATGGAACTCACAATATTGGATAAAAGAAATGGAAGACTTAGGATTTAACATGGAAAAAGTAAGACAAGGTATTTATTCATTATCAGAACCCATGAAACAGTTGGAAGCAGACCTTAAAAACAATTTACTAGTTTATGATAATAATCCAATCCTAAAATGGTGTTTATCCAATACACAAGCTAAAGTAGACTTAAATGGAAACATTCAACCTTCAAAACTTAACTCAAAGTATAAAAGAATTGATGGTACAGTTGCATTAATTATTGCTTATGCAGTTTCAAATAGATATAAAATAGATTTTGAAAACATGCTATGAAAAAAAGCCCATATTGGGCTTCAAGATATAAAGGTGGTGGTGGAGGGAGTCGAACCCCCTCTTGCAAAGACATACTATTCGCTTTCTAATTTTTATAAAGCTCTCATTGGTGTTTAGAGACACCACCGCAAGAAATCTACTCCACCACAACTCAACTTTAGCCATCAACACCACTCCTAGTATAATATTTTTTAATGTAATAGTGATGGTTATCTCCAGACAAGCTGAAGAGAGCAATACTCGAACTATAATCGACAAAATAGTCTTTATAGTCTTCAATTATATTTTAACAAAACATCACTGTTTTATAAAGGGGAAATGCTAAACATGCCAATATTTAAGCGGAAAAACAAAACTGGTTCAATCGATGCCTTACAAATCATCAACAACACTAATACATTCTATACACCCTTTGGAACGAACATTTCTAAAAGTGATGTTGTCAAGATTTGCATTGACAGAGTGGCCAGTCAATGTGCAAAACTAAAACCAAGATATATCAAATTAGAAAACGATAAGACAGTATCCGAGAAAAGCGGAAAGCTGTCTTTTCTTTTGAAACACAAGCCCAATGAAATCATGACACCTTATGATTTCATCTATAGGGTCGTTAATACATTACTACTTAATGATAATGCCTTTATTTATCCAAGGTTTGATAAATATACAGGACATCTCATAGGTCTTTATCCACTTAAACCCATTACGGTTGAAATGGTTATAGATCAGAGTGATCATTATTATATAAAATTCCTATTTGAAAATGGGGATTCATATACACTACCTTATGAGAATATCATTCATTTGAGAAAGCATTATGGACAAAATGATATCTTTGGTGGTAATGGATCTAGTGGTGATCATGAAGCAATCCTTAAAACCATCTCAATTAATGATAGTTTATTGCAAGGAATTGACAATGCCATAAAATCATCGATGCAGATTAAAGGGATTGTGAAGATGAATGGAATGTTATCAGAAGCAGATAAGAAAAAACAAAGAGAACTCTTTGATACTGCACTTTCTGACTCGGTTAATAATAAAGGTAGTTCTATTATTCCGATTGATTTAAAGAGTGAATATATCCCACTTGATGTTGATCCAAAGCTAATCGATAAAGATACGCTTGAATTCTTACAGTCAAAGATCCTAGATTACTTTGGTGTATCAGTTCCCATATTTACAAACAAGTACACAGAAGATGAATATAACTCGTTTTACGAGTCAACTATTGAGCCTTTAGCTATTCAACTTAGCGAGGCTTTTTCTATAGGTTTACTTACCAATAATCAATTAGAACGTGGTGAAGAGATCGTATTCTTTAGTGAAAGACTGCAATATGCTTCATGGAATACGAAAGTCAC